TTGGATCGAGGATGAACTTGATTTATCAGAAGACGTGTCAGATTGGAAAGGTGGTAAGATTACACCTACAGAAAAAGAATACATTACTAATATCCTACGTTTGTTTACTCAGTCAGACGTAGCTGTCGGCCAAAACTATTTTGACCAATTCATTCCAAAGTTTAAGAATAATGAAGTCCGTAATATGCTTTCCTCTTTTGCGGCTCGTGAAGGAATTCACCAACGTGCTTACGCGCTTTTGAATGAGACTCTTGGATTACCGGCTGAAGAGTATCATGCTTTTCTTGAGTACAAAGAGATGGCAGACAAAATTGAGTATATGATGGAAGCAGACGTTAACACTATGCGTGGTCTCGGCCTTGCTCTTGCTAAGTCAGTATTCAATGAAGGTGTTGCTTTGTTCGCTTCGTTTGTCATGCTATTGAACTTCCAACGCTTTGGCAAAATGAAGGGAATGGGTAAGGTTGTTGAATGGTCAATTCGTGACGAGTCAATGCACGTAGAAGGCAATTCGAAACTCTTTAAAGCATTTTGCCAAGAACATCCACGTATCGTAGATGATGAGTTTAAAGCTGAGATCTATGAGATGGCCCGCCAGGTCGTTAAGCTCGAAGATAAGTTTGTTGAGCTTGCATATAAAATGGGTGAGATCGAAGGCCTCGAAATGACAGAGGTCAAGCAATATATTCGATACATCACCGATCGAAGACTCATCCAGCTTGGAATGAAGCCAAACTTCAAAGTAAAAGACAATCCATTGTCTTGGCTTGAATGGGTATTAAATGGTGCAGACCACACTAACTTCTTTGAAAACCGTGTAACTGAATACGAAGTTGCTGGGCTTTCAGGGTCGTGGGATGAAGCCTACGCTGCCTAGTCTTATATGGGATAAAGTTGATGATCAACAACAAAGTGTTTGATGATGTAGTCGAAACTCTTAAAACAGAAGGCAAATATCGAGTCTTTAATGACATCGTAAGAACACGTGGTGAGTTTCCACGAGCTACATGGTATGGCAAATACGCACCAAAAACGATTGTAAATTGGTGCTCGAATGATTATCTTTGCATGGGTCAAAATCAATATGTAATTGACGCAATGCACACTGCGCTTGATAAGACAGGCGCAGGAAGTGGAGGTACTCGTAATATTGGTGGTACCTCTCACTTCCATGTAACATTGGAAAAAGAACTGGCACAATTACATAAAAAAGAGTCGGCCTTACTCTTTACTTCAGCGTACGTAGCAAATGAGTGGTCACTCGTTGCGCTCAGTAAAATCATATCTAATATCTGCTTTATTTCAGATAGTAAAAATCATGCGTCTATGATCATGGGTATTAATCATAGTAAAGCTCGTAAAATGATTTTTAATCATAATGATTTAGACGATTTAGAACTAGCATTACAGACAGCTCAACTCGATAATAAAGTTCCCTGTATTGTATTTGAGTCAGTCTATAGTATGGACGGTGATGTTGCGCCGATCAAGGAAATATGTGATCTTGCTGATAAGTATAATGCAATCACATACATTGATGAAGTACATGCAGTAGGATTGTACGGTGATACTGGCGCAGGATACTGTGAAAAAATAGGAGAAAAGAGGGTAGATATAATTAATGGAACACTTGGAAAAGCGTTTGGTTGTCACGGTGGGTATATTGCTGGTAATAGTATTGTTCTTGATGCAATTCGATCAATCGCGTCCGGCTTCATCTTCACCACGTCCACATCACCTGTCGTATGTGCAGGAGCCATTGCATCAATACGTTACTTAAAAGATCATAACGAACTGAGAGTAAAGCATCAAGAAAGGGCTGCTACACTAAAGAATATGATACTTGAAGCAGGACTCGAAGTACATCCCGAGGCTTGTACTCATATCATTCCCGTGATGGTAGGTGATGCAAAGAAATGTAAGTCAATCAGCGATGACTTATTGAATAAATATGGATTGTATATACAACCAATTAACTACCCAACGGTAGATGAAAGAACAGAACGATTAAGGATTACACCAACGCCATTACACGATGACGGAATGATGCATGACTTAGTTACAGCATTGAGGAGAGTATTTGATGAACAACATACGTAAATATTTGTGGCGATTAGCGGGTTTAATTTCTGTTGGCTGTGCCTATATTGGCGCAATTGTACCCGGCATTCCGACTACGGTATTCCTTGTCATTGCTCTCTGGTGTTTTAGTAAAAGTTCCCCTGCTCTTCAGAAATGGATTCTAGAGCATCCCACGTTTGGACCCTACGTTGTAAACTGGTCAGAAAAAAGAATATATCCAACGAAAGCAAAATGGATTATGCTGGCTTGCTGTAGTTTAAGCTATGCATGGTTACTCTATATCGCACTTAAGCCAATAGCACTCGTGAGTATTGCATTGTTTATGCTCTTTTGGCTTGTATGGGCTTGGAGGTATCCTGGCTCAGAAGAAGAGTACAATAGAAGAGTAGCTGCCGGCGAACGTATAGGCTGGTTAAAAGGAGATGTAAATGTCGGAACGAAAGGGTAAGGAAAACCGTAACAGATCGGACGAGTACAACGAATATAGTCTCGATGAGATTATGAAACACTTTGGTCCGCAAGCTTTAAATAGTAAAGAATATATGAGAGCTATTTTAGATCTCTATAAGCTCGAAGTTCTTACGAAAGAACTCGACGAATTAGATTTTATTGACATGCAAGTCGATAATATGGTGGAGTTTCCGGAAGCAGAATATATCTGGGAACAAATTAGAAGCAATGCAAATTATTAGCATGGAGGCAAGTAGTAATGATTAGTGAACAAACCCCAAAGATTTACGAAAGCCCAGATAAGGGTAAAACAGTTTATGTTCGTGACTTTGGATCAAATCCAATGACTAGGAAATTAGTTAAATCATATGACGGACCAAAACTACCACCAACAAGAAGGAAGGTACAGAATTGTTCGTGACGAGCCAGTAACATTTGTTCCAACGAGCTTTACAAAGGACTTCGTCCTTGTATGCTCGATCGGACTCAATATTGGTTTTTGTATAGGTTTATTGTTTTTATAATTTGAAGTAGGAGTATATTATGAAAAAAGAGTTGGAAGGCAAATACGCGATTGCGACAGTTATCTCGTCGTTTAGGCAGAGATATGTCATTCCCACAGAAGAACTTCAAGAAATGAATGAGAAAGTCGACATCGACGAGACTCTCGCTAAGCAATGGCTCGAAGAGTCGGTCGGCTGTGAAGAAGTAAAAGAATTTTCTCAAAAGTTTCTCGGTGAGCAAGTCATCGACATTGAAGTAGTAGACGAAAACACAATTCTCGATACTTTTGACAAAGATAATGATTATCTTGTCGATTGGCCCAAGGAAAAGAAACTCGATTTTATTCGCAAATGGAAAGACGAAATTAGCAAACCATGATTACCATTTATGGAACTAAGCAATGCGGATTTTGTAATAAAGCAGTAGAGCTTGCAAAAAAACATAAATTTAAACATGAGTACAAAGATGTAGGGTACTCAAAAAACTATCGTGAACTCCGTTCAAAAAATGTCGACATGCGTAAAATACCACACATTTGGTGGGGCGATAAATACATTGGCAGCTACGGAGACTTTTACCAAGAAGTGAGAAGATATTTAATAATGGAGGAATATCGTGCTACATCCTGAGATTGATCATATTTGGCAAAAGGAAATGAAGCGACAACAAGAAACTGTTGAGCTTATTGCCAGTGAAAATTTTGCAAGTGACGAAGTAATGGCGCTGTGTGGTTCAGTGTTTACAAACAAATACGCCGAAGGTTATCCCGGCCGGCGCTATTATAATGGCTGTGACCACATGGATGAGATTGAGACTTTTGCAATTGAGCAATTAAAATTTCTTTATGGTTGTAAATATGCTAACGTTCAACCTCACTCTGGCGCTAATGCCAATGCTGCAGTCTTTCAAGCTTTCTTGAGACCTGGCGATCGTATCCTTGGTATGGATCTCGCGAGTGGAGGTCACCTTTCTCACGGTGCACCAGTCAATATGTCTGGTAAGATTTATGATGCTGTTTCTTATGGTGTCGATCATAATGGATATATTGATTATGATGAGGTGATGAAACTTGCTTATAATTACAGACCTCGAATGATTATCGCCGGTGCTTCTGCTTACCCTCGTCAGATTGACTGGGAAACATTTAGATTTATTGCTGATCAGGTTGGCGCGCTTCTTATGGTTGATATGGCACACTACTCTGGGCTCATTGCAGCGGGAGTTTACGATAACCCTCTTGAGTATGCGGATGTCGTAACAAGCACAACTCATAAAACTTTGCGCGGACCTCGTGGTGGTATCATCTTATGGAATGACTCACAATACACTAAGAAAATCAATAGTGCTGTATTCCCTGGCACACAGGGCGGTCCTTTGATGAATATCATTGCTGCAAAGGCACAAGCATTTGTAGAAGCTTCTACACTTGACTTCGAGAAATATGGGGCTCAAGTAATTAAGAATGCTCAAGCAATGGCCGGTGTTTTTATCGATGCTGGTTTTGATATTTTGACTGGCGGCACAGATAGTCATATCATTTTGCTTGATCTTCGAAGGAGTAAATACTCAGGTAGAGAAGCAGCTGACAAACTCGAATCACGAAAAATTACAGTAAACAAAAATGGAGTACCAAACGATCCACGACCATTTATGGAAACGTCTGGTATAAGAATCGGCACCGCTGCCGAAACAACAAGAGGACACGATGAAATTTGGTTTGCACATTTGGCCAAAAGAATCGTGAAGCACTTAAGTGACTGAAGAACAAAAGAGATTAACCGACAGGGCCAAATGGGAAGATAAGCACCATCGGCAGTTTGATTATAAAGAGCAGAAAAAGCGATGTATAGAATGTGGCGAAACAGATAATCGTCATACATATACTTGTATTTACTACGACAGAAAATGAGGAATAAATATTATGGCAGGGAAATCTATTATCAGTAAAATGATTGAGCAAAGTCGAGTCAAGAAAAAGACTTCGATTGGAAATTCTCCGCGTTCTCGTTGTAACAAAAAAAATTCAACTAAAAAGAAATACAGGGGCCAAGGAAAATAATGTACGAGTATAGAGCAAAGATTAATCGCGTTGTTGATGGTGATACAGTCGATGTAGATATCGATTTAGGATTTGGAGTCGTTTTGTCAGATGAGCGAGTTCGTATCATGGGAATTGACACGCCTGAGTCACGAACAAGTGATAAGGTTGAAAAGTTATTTGGCCTTGCTGCTAAGGATAGACTCAAGTCTTTGCTCGGCAAGACGGCAGTATTGAAAACTCAAGTAGCTAAGGACGGCGAAGATATGAAAGGTAAGTTTGGTCGCATCCTTGGTGACTTTGACGTCTATGACGCGAAGAACGATGCATGGAGACCGGCTACCGACATTATGATCGAAGAGGGTCATTGTGTTGCATACTTCGGTGGAAGTAAAGAAGAAATTCAAGCAAAGCACATGGTCAATCGAGAAAAGCTTTTGAGAGAAGGGATTGTATCTCAAGAAGCTTATGAGAAAGCCCAAGCGCTAATGGAGAAAAAGAAGTAATTGGACTGGTGGGAAAACTTTATTATATGGCGCTACGTTAAAGGTTGCCATTGTAAAAGGTGTCTCGCCCACGACAATAAATAAATCTAAATTATGTTTTTGATGAAGGAGTTGAAATGGCAAAGCGCATTCTCATTACGGGTGGTGGAGGCTTTATTGCTCACCACCTGATCAATCAGGTACTCATACGAACAGACTGGGAGGTCGTTACACTTGATCGTTTAGATTACAGTGGTAACCTCAATCGTTTGCATGATCTGCTTCAGGAAAGATCTCCTGCAGAGCGGAAGCGAGTACGAACAATCTTTCACGATCTCAAGGCTGAGTTAAATCCTCAGATTGTCGCTGACATTGGTCCTGTCGAATACGTTGCTCACCTCGCAGCAGGTTCTCATGTAGATCGCTCGATTGAACGGCCTATGGAATTCGTAATGGATAATGTCGTAGGCACGTGTAATATCCTCGAGTTTGCGAAAAAGCAAAATAATCTTGAGCGATTCATTTACTTTTCGACAGACGAAGTCTTTGGTCCGGCTCCAAACATTTATAAGTTTGACGAGTACGATCGATATAATAGTACAAATCCATACAGTGCTTCGAAAGCCGGTGGTGAAGAACTTTGTGTTGCATTCCAAAATACGTATAAGATGCCCATCTACATTACTCATACAATGAATGTATTTGGCCAAAGGCAGCATCCCGAGAAGTTTATTCCTCTGTGCATTCGCAGAGCTCGTGATGGTGATGTAGTTACAATCCACGCCGACGAGACGAAAACCATTCCCGGCTCTCGTCACTATATCCACGCAGAAGATGTTGCAGATGCTACACTCTTCTTACTCAATCATTCACTTACTCTTAAAGCAGAAAACGACCAAGGGATCAAATGCCCGAAATATAATATCTGTGGAGCAACTGAATTAAATAATCTCGAACTTGCACAAATGATTGCAGCAGCCCAAGGAAAGGAGCTCAAATATGAATTTATGGATTTCCATAGTAGTAGGCCTGGTCACGATTTACGCTACGCACTCAGCGGAGATAGAATGGCATCCTTGGGTTGGACTCCACAGCCCGTCGAAGATCGAATTAACGAAGTCGTGCACTGGACTTTAGCAAATACTCGATGGCTTGAAATATGATTCAGGAAATGCTTGATAACGCTCTGTCGTGGGCTCGTAGTAAACCATCTGACATTAATGAGCATATCGATTTATTATTGGAGCTGGGTGAAGAGTGCTCGCACATTACGGAAATGGGGGTTCGTACTGGTGTGAGCACTCGTGCTTTTATGCAAACTGGTGCCACTCTTCGATGCTATGATCTCGAATTAAATCCGAGGCTAGTTGAAATGTTTAAACTTCTTCAAGACGATGGACGAGACGTAGAATATATCAAAGCTGATGTACTTGATCTTGACATCGTAGAAACTGATTTGCTTTTTATTGACACGTGGCACGCAGGTGTACAGCTTGAGCAAGAGCTTAAGATTCATGGGAACAAAGCTCGTAAGTACATTGCGTTTCACGATACTCACACGTTTGGAACAAGAGACGAAATTCTCGATGGTAGACCATATCAACTTAGGCCTATTGCTGGCGAAGGATTACTACCTCAGGTCATTCAGTTTATTATTGATAATCCTCATTGGCGTTTCAAAATCCACCGAACAAATAATAATGGGCTTACAGTACTCGAAAGATGCGAATAATCGATTCTTTTCCATTCTTTGCTCCAACGGGCAAAGAGCTACTCAAACTACGCGTTGAACTCTATAAAGATGTCGTAGATAAATTTGTCATTGTTGAGTCGAATAAGACTCACAGTGGCAAACCAGTTCCTTTTCGTTTCGAAGAAATAGCGAAAGAGCTTGAGTTGCCACTCGAAAAAATAGTCTACATTCCACATCACATACATGATGCACCATATCTCGAAATCCTTGATATTGATCGAACAAACGCTGCAGGTAATAAGGATAACGAAGCGAGCGTGCAGGCACGTGCCCGCGAGCGCCTGCAGAAAGATGCTGTTATGCAAGCACTTCACTTGTTTGATGATAACGACGTAGTCATGTATGGTGATGCAGACGAGATCATAGATCCAAAGCATATTCGATGGGTATCTAATGTAGTCGCTCGTGATACACTAAAGTACGATGCGATTATGAAAATCCCACTTGTGTTTCTACAAGGAAGAGCTGACCTACGAGTATGGGATACATCAAGAAATAACTGGTATCCATGGAACAAAGCCATGTTTATTTCGACCAAAGCTCAAATTATGAAATACAAAATAAGTAATCTAAGATGTGGTAATTGCTATCCACTCAAAATTACATGGCCTCACTCTCACGGCCAAGCTATTCCAGAAATGGGTTGGCACTTCGCTTGGATGGGATCCGGCGAAACACGTAAAATTAAAGCGCAATCTTTTGCCCATGCTCACGACAAGTTTAAAGAAATGGAGTATGAAAAAGGCTTTGAAGATAAGTCATATCAAACATGGTTGAGTGACACGATTCCGACGGCAGGCCAGCCCGCTCCAGGCGGCAACTCATACCATTTTTTGAAGAGTTATCCTCACGAAAACCTGCCAGCCATCGTCTTTAAAAATGAGATGATTTCGAGCTTCTTGCTGCCCTACGAGCCTCAAGTCCTTTAAGTTATATCCATATAACAAAATGATCTAAAAATGGTAATATTTACGGTTTACTTTTGCCAAAACCTGTGGTAGAATGGTTCTGTAAATTGGTAAATCCACTAAGGAAATGATCATGTTGACTATCGAAACCCTTCAAAATGCTACCTCTGCGGCTCAAGCCAAAGCAATTTCTTACTTTAACGAGTATGGTGAGCATCCTCTCAATTGTGGATTTGCTTGGGTTGAAGTAAAAGGTATTCGTGGCAATAAAGCCAAAATGCTTAAGGAAGCAGGTTTTAGTAAAAGACTTTCTGGTCCTGGCTTGTACACTTGGAATCCGGCTAATATCAACACTCAAGATATGAGTGTAAAAATGGCTGGTGCAGAAGCTTATGCCGAAGTCCTTCGAGATGCTGGTATCCCTGCCGAAGCTCATTGTCGATTGGATTAAAAGAGAGATTATAGTTATGGAAAATACTTATTGGAATGGTACTGGAACTTGGCAGGATCTGTCTGAGAAATTGGAAGAATTCGTGCCTGCAATGGGCGAGTGTGAGAACAAGAAAGTCGAGCGATTCCGCAAGGCTTCTAATGCTTACTACGATATCTTCAACAATGGTGGTTGTAATCGTGGTCGATCGATCGGCAAGTTCTTTCCTGGCGTAATGGCAGAAATTAACGAGTCTTATCGCTATCGTGGCAATCCCAACTGGGATTACATCCATCGAATCGTTGAGCCAAAGATGGACGAGATCATTCTCGAGACTGCAAAAAAAGTTGGTCTTAGGGGTTGACATATGCACCCAGCTATGGTAGAATAGCTTTTGAACTGGTGGGAATAGGCCACGGCGCTCCGAGAGCATGACGGTAACGAACCACCAGTTCTCTTTTTATTATGAATAGAGTCGGCGCTTTTTCAATAGCCGGCAAGGGGACGAGTGACACGGAGGTGAGCCTGCCGTACACCCCCGAAAAATGGAAAATTGAGAACCGTGTCACTCACTAATATAGAACCCTATCACTGTTGACCTGCCCATCGACGGATGAGGGGGCATCACTGCGCTGGGGTTCTTCCTAATTGGAGACTTTGCAATGACAATGCATTTATTGAAAGGCTACTCTTCTCTTAATACTCGTAAGCCAACAGTCAAACTTACGAAGGCAAAACTTGCTGAGCTTGAAATACAATGGCGAGCTCATAACAAACTTATGCGCCAAAAGCATCTTCACGATAGCCAGTATAAAACACTGGAAGAATATATAGACTATGCCTTTGGGAAAGTTAAACTTAAAAAGGAATTTAAACCCTATGAGACGACAAATAAGGCGTACACGCGTGCAACACCAAACTACCCTTCGGCAGACAGCGCGCAGAAGAGAGGCCTTACGTCTCAGCAAACAACAAACCCAACGCCACGCAGAGAGCCCCAAAAATACACAGGCACTCTAGTGAAAGGTATTAGCACCATGCATAAATCAAACGCGGTGCCTATCATTGACGAAAAAGAAGCAAAAGATCATGCTAGCATGAGGCGTTAAGTCTAAGAGGATTTCACTTGAAGTACTTAACACTTGCTACATCGATAGCCATAGCATCCGTCGCCGCATATTTTAGTATCGTAGGTTTAGCTACTATATTCTCAGGCGCATTCCTGTCGGTTGTAATCATGGCTGGTATTCTAGAGGTTGGTAAACTCGTATCTGCTGCTTGGTTACATTATGAATGGAATCGTGTCAATTATCTCGTCCGCACTTATTTTAGCTTTACTATTTTCGTACTCATGTTTATCACGAGCATGGGTATTTTTGGTTATTTGTCAAAAGCTCACATTGAGCAATCCGTGAAGGTTGGAGGTAATAATGAATTACAAATCACTAACTTGGAGCGACAGATTGGAAGGCAGCAATCAATCATTACTGATGCAGAAACGGTACTCTCGCAATTGGATTCGCAAGTCGCCACCCTCATCGAATACGACAGGATTCGTGGTCCTTCAGGTTCGATTGCAGTTCGCCAAAGTCAATCGGAAGAGAGGAGTCTTCTCAACCAAACGATTGATGATGCGTACGTTCGCATTGATGGACTCCAAGAAAGTCTCACGCCGCTCAAGCAAGAGCAACTGGCTCTCGAAGTCGAGGTTGGTCCTTTAAAATACATTGCTGAGTTAGTCTACGGAGATGAAGCTCGAACATATTTTGATGAAGCTGTACGTGGTGTTATCATTCTTATCATTTTTGTATTTGATCCACTTGCAATCATGCTTCTTATCGTATCAACCGGTATGTTCAAACGAGATCGTGAGAAAATGAATCCACTCGTAGATGAAGAACAAATTATGCGAATGGATGTGAAAGAAGAACCCATTGATTGGGATCATGCACCAACAAGACAACCACCGAGCTCTGTCGATGACGCTGCAACAGCAATGGCAGAAAGCGCTAATAATAATGAGAAGAAAAGGCGAGGTTTAACGACTGTACTAAAACGAAGACCCATTTAATATGAAATATTTGATCTCAGCGTTAATTAGTGCCATGGCGTATTACGCCTTCGCAGAAGACACTTCAATGAATTCACCATTGATACCAGATGAAGAATATTGCTTAGCTTTAAATGTTTATCATGAAGCTCGTAGTGAAAATCTGGCAGGTAAATTCGCCGTTTCTGACGTTGTACTCAATCGGGTACAAGATAGACGCTATCCCGATACGGTATGTGATGTCGTAAAACAAGCTGTGTTGAGCAAATGGCATCTCGAGCAAGGCCGCGAAGTACCTCTTAGGAATAAGTGTCAGTTTAGTTGGTATTGTGATGGTAAGTCTGATATACCACGAGATATTGATGCTTGGTACGAATCACGATTGATTGCTCAACAAATTCTATCAAAAGATTTATATCGTGGAATTACTGAAGGAGCTACTCATTACCATGCTGATTACGTTGATCCTAGTTGGCGTCATCGATTCTCAATGGTCGGTCATATAGGCTCGCATATTTTCTACCGAGCAGATTGATAAATATCTCTATTATGATGATGGAGATGAAATGTGGCTATCGTTGGAATCGATTACAGTATGACAAGCCCAGCCGTATGTGTACATGATGGTGAAGAATGGAGTATCGACAATTGTACCTTTCACTTCTTTATTCGAAAAAAAGAAGTAAGCTCACCTCAGTTTGTAGGTTATGAATATCCCGAGTGGAATTGTGATCAGCAGAGATATGAAAACCTTTCAGCATGGACGCTCGACGTTATGTTTAACAGCGGATCGATGACCGCGTTTATTGAAGGATACGCTTTTGGTGCAGTTGGTCGAGTGTTTAACATTGCAGAGAATGGTGGATACCTCAAGCAAAGAATGTGGTTATGTGGAATTGATTTTGAAGTCTTTGCACCGACTACGATTAAAAAGTTTGCGACCGGTAAAGGTAACGCAGGCAAAATTGATATGTACGAGTCATTCTCCGAAGAAACAAGGGTTGACATTTTCGAGAAACTTGATATAATAGGCTCGAAGAATTGGAATCCCGTTAGTGATATTATTGACGCA